TTAGAAACGATATTTTAACGTATTTTAACGCTGATAAAGAAGAAATAGAATATCCCATCAACTACATGAAAAAAATTGGTGGTGAAATAAATTTAACTATTATTGGTGATTCGGGCGCTAGTTATGAATTAGTTGTTAAAGATATTACTAACACAAAGTGGTACAATTGGGAAACTAATGAATTTACAAGTGGATACTCTTCAAAACAAGGCGTTATTGATTATAAATCAATTAGTCTAAAGATACCTTCAAAAGCAGAAGAAACTAAATATCAAGTATTTTTTAACCCAATAGGTTCTACTAATTATTCAAGTGAACTACCTACAGAAAGTAATCCTTGGCAAATTTGTCAATTAAAAGACGCAACAACAACATTTAAGTTTGACGATAGAAATCCTAGTTTTATTTCAGATACAGTTTTATCAAAAACATATCCTCCTGGTGCTGTCATTAATACTAATGAAGATGGAACTACTATAGATTGTACTCTTACTGTTATACCAAAAAGAGGTCAAATAAAATTATTAAATGAAGACTTATTTAGATTTCCACTTCAAACTAACTATTTTAACGCTGACTTTGTAAGTTTAGATAGAACTTCAATTTACAAATCAGATTTAGTTGCAACTGTCGATAGTGATTACTCTATAGGCACAATTTCAGGCACTATAACGCTTCGTAAGTCAGCAATAAGAGATTATGAATTCTCTATTAATCCAACTAGTATTTTTAAAATAATATAATATGCCAGTAATAACATTAAACTTTCCATTCGCATTAAATACTTCGGTACAAGTAGGTGACACAGCTTACTACGTACCTACAACCTCGTCTTCTAGTTTCGATATTAATAGCTCTGATGTTATTGAAATAGGTACTGTAGTTTCACCGTTACTGGTTGGTCCTCCAGGTATTTTAAATGTAGATACTAGTTTACCATTTGCCATGTATCCATATACTGGAGATTTTATATTGTTCTCTAAGGATAACAAAGCTAATTTATCTAGTATGTTAGGGTATTATGCTCAAGTTAAAATGGTGAATGACTCGAAAGATAAAGCAGAATTGTTTAGAGTTAGCGCGGATTACTCTGAGAGTAGTAAATAAATAGCAAAAACTGTGATTATATAAGTACATTTAATACAATATAATCATGAGTGATGAAATAAAAAAACAAGTTGAGAACGAACCTCTTTCAAGAGAAGAAAGTAGAGCTCAATTTGAAGAAATAACAAAAGAACTAGGTTTAAAACATTCTTTTGATTTTGATGAGGCATGGGAGATTGGAGAGGAAATAAGAAGAAGAAAAGATTTTAGAGAAAAAATAGGTGAATTAGAAGATGCGGTAGTTAATGCGGAAGGAGGTATGACAGGAGAAGTATTACATAAGGCAAATCCAGTTAAACATACTTTTGCTGGCGGTTGTTATATAAGAGAAATATACAATCCAGCTAATGAACTTATTATAACAAAGATACACAAAAAAGAACATCCGTTCTTTTTAATGAAAGGAGAAATGTCTATATTAACTGAAGAAGGTATACAGAATATAAAAGCTCCTTATCAAGGTGTTACAAAACCAGGAACGAAAAGAGCTATATACACTCATGAAGAGTGTATTTTTATAACGGTACATGCTACAAATAATACAACCATAGAAGATGTTGAAGATGAAGTTGTGTGTACTAAATATGAAGATTTACCACCTGGTATTGATGCATTAGAAATATTAAAGGGAATTAATTTAAAAGAAGAATAATATGAGTTTTACAGTAGCAGCAGTTGTTGGCGCAGGAGTTGGTGTAGCTAAGTTGATAGGCGCTAGTAAAAGAAAAAAAGATGCTAAAGATGCCCAGAAAAAGGCTAAAGAAGAAATGGATGCTAAGAAAAAGCAATATGCAGCATTAGATACATCTAATTTACATAAAAATAGAGAGAACGTATACGAAGATCTTACAGTTGATCAACGAGCGGCTGATTTTGCTCAACAAAAAGGTGAGCAAACAAGAGCTAATCTTATGGATACAATGAGAGGAGCTGCAGGTGCTTCTGGTATTGCTGCTTTAGCTCAATCAATGGCTAATGAGGGTCAACTAGCTGCGCAAAAAGCCGCGGCGGATATAGGAAGACAAGAGTCTGATAACCAACAAAAAGCTCTTGCTGAAACAGCGAGATTAAAAGATGCTGAGATTAGTGGAGCTGAAGCATCGAGAACTTTAGAACGTCAAAAGGTAACTAATTTAATGGGTATGGCAGCTGGAGAAGAAGCAGCCGCTGCTCAAGCTAAAGCACAGGCAACTTCAGATCAAATGAACGCAGTGGGTAGTATAGTTGGTTCGGTGGTAGGCGGAGTATAAATATAAAATAAATAATATAAATATGGGTGAACAAGCAGGTTTAGATTGGTATAGAATGGGCGAGAAGCGTATGCGAGCTGAGCTTGGTACTTCGGTTAAAGGCGATCCTTTATCTGGATTAGATAAAATTACCGAAGCTCTTAGAGCTAGACAGAAGGCTAAAGAAGAAGAGACGAAAGCAATTGAAAAAGAGAAGAAAACAGCTAGAGATGAGTTTGGACAAAAACTTAATAATGACTTTGTTGAGTTAGGTCCACAATTAAAATCTTTAGGACAAGATTCTTATAATCAAGCTCAAATGGAAGTTGAAGCTTTGAGAAATGAAATGTACGAAGCTATTAACAATGATGATCCAAAAGCGCAAGCGGATATAAATGTTAGACTTAATGAACTTAAAATGAGACATTCTGCTGACGCGGAAAATTTAACTAGTTTTATAGATTCTTATGAAAACGAATTAGTTAGTACAGATGCTATGACAGAAGAACATCAATTAATTCATAAAAACTTTGCTACAAACCCAACAAAAAGAGTTGTATACTCTAATACTAATCCACCTAAACTTATGTATGAATGGGATGTTCCTGTTGTAGATCAAGATCCACAATCTGAAACGTATGGAAAACAAATGATAGATCCAGTTACCGGCGACCCTATGACCGAACCAAAAAGCTATACTTTAGAACAATTAAACGATATGGTTGTTTTGAAAGATAATGAAAACGGTGTTAAGGTTATGGATTACGTTGAGGAGCAAAAACAAATTATGGCAGATGGAGGAAGAGGTCCAGATAATCGTGCTATCAAAAAACAAATGAGAGAGATGATTCCTAGAGATCCTAAGCAATTAAGAGATTGGACTTATGGTAATCCAGCTGGCGCGGATGGTTTAAATATCTTTGAGTATTTAATGGATCACCCTATGCTAGACTTATCTACCGTGCAATACAAAACGCTGGGCATAGAAGACATAAACGCGCCAGGAGGCATTGGACCTGAGGATTTTGTTGATGGGCAAGATAAAGAGGAGATGATAAGAAAAATTATGGATGTAGAAGATGTTGATATAACACATAGCATTATATCTGATGTGTACGCTACAATATCTGCTAATAATATTAGAGGTCGAGAAGAATTAAATCCAAATTATAATCCAGAAGAAGATAAACTACATGGTGTTGCTTCTCAAGAAGATGCTATAAAACTAAAACAAGATAAAAGAAGAGGATTTTATGATTCGTTGAAAGACGGGGATTTCTCTGTTGTTGAAAACATGACGCGGCAAGAGATAATAGATGCGTATGAGTTTACTGACAAAGACTTACAAGAAGGAATTATTGTTGACGGTAAAACAATTAATTTAGATACGTTTATACAAGGCGCAACTAAGAAAACAGGAGGTGCATCTGCATTTGATAAAGGGAACAAATAATGAATAAAGAAGCTTTTAACTACGCATATGATTTGTTTGTAAATGATGGTTATGGAGACACTAAAAGTGATTTCCTTAATCTGCTGGCTACTAACAAAGACGCTGTTAAATACGCATATGATTTATTTAAAAATGATGGTTACGGCGATACTCAAGATGACTTTGCCGGGTTAATGGGTTTGAAAACAAAAGTAGTAGAAGAAGAAGTTGTTGAAGAAACAACTGAAGATACTAAAGGACAACCAGGCTGGTCAGTAACAGC